TCACTTAAAGCTAACGGTCGCATAAAAGGCGGAGGACCTATGCTCGGTGCCTTTATGTATTGGGCAACTAAATCAGTGTGCTATGGTACAGCTGCAGCTGCTGTTGGTACTGTAGTTGTAACAACTGGAGGAGCTATCAGTGGAGCTGTTGGCGCAGCCGCGGTTAATTCTGCTGGAGCAGCAGTTCTTACAACAGCTGGTACATCAACAGTAGGAACGGTAATAGGTACTACGGCAGGAACTGTTGTGGGAACTGCTGCCGCTGGAGGAGTGGTTGCAACCGGAGCTGGAGGTGTAGCAGCTGCTATTGGTGGTGCAAGTCTAAACGGAGCAGTTGTTGGTGGTGTAACTTTAGCTCAAGCAGCGTCATACACTACAGTTGTGGGAGCGACCGCTGTTTCTGGAACTTCTGCGGCAGCTTCAGTCGGAACTGCAGCTGCGACTGTAATGGCAATAGAGTCTGTATCGGCAGCTGTTGGAACATTTTTTGGGATGTTACCTACGCCATAAGGAATAAAACAATATGAGCTATAGAGATTGTGTTAAGCAGCAAATAATAACGTATATAGTATATGTTTTAGTCTTCTCAGTCACTTACGGGCTCGGCTTTTATTTTAAATGGGGCTCCCCAATCATAATAACCTCAAACCATATCGGTATATTTATAGGTGGGACGTTTTCACATATTTTTCTTTTTCCTTTATATCTCAAATGGTTTAATTCACTTAAAAAATAAATATTTACTCACAAAAGGATTTCTATGAAAAAGATTTTATTACTTTCACTCATTTCACTACCCATTTTTTCAATGCAACCAAATCGTGCAAAACAATCGCCACAAAATAATAGAATGCTAAATACAACAATATTAGCAGGAGCAGGAGCAACCGCGGTCCCTACTGCTATAACAGGTTGTTTGTCAATACCTATTCTACCTATGGCAACTACATTTATTCCTGCAGCTATAATTGGTGTTTCGGTATATAGATATATGACAACACCAACTAATGATAATAAAGTGAATGATAAGATTGTAATCGAGAAGAAGACAGAGGATAAAAATAAGAATTTATAATTAATATCCCCCACTAAAATCCCCCCAAGCAAGCGGGGGGATGAGGGGGTCGCAAGAAGAGGCAGTAAGGGAAAGTAATCTACTACTTTTTCTTTTTAGCTTTTACTTTTTTAGCTTCAGAAAGTGCTATAGCTATGGCTTGTTTAGGTTTTTTAACAATAGGACCTTTCTTTGATCCGCTATGTAGTTTTCCTTCTTTCCACTCATGCATAACTTCCTTAACTTTAGCACGCTTGGCCTTCTTCACTACTCGTTTATCTTTTTTCTTTTTATGTTTTAAGCTTTTTATAAGCTTTTTATCTTCATCAGCTTCTTTTTTAAACATCTTTATATCGTCTTTTAGATGCGAAATAATTTTTTTTTTCATAAACATACCATTATTATTAACTAAAAAGCAGTTAGAGATGTTTCATCGCCTCGTTATCTTATACTCACATGCTCACGTGCTTGTTTCTTTTTTTTCAATGAAGGGTATTTTTTGTACACTTCTGCTTTTATCCCTGCAGGATTAGGTGCAAAATGAGCTCTTGCTAGAGCGTTTCGCGCACGTGCCATGGTGTTAATTGGAAAAGAGTATTTAGATGCACCACCGGAGGACCCTGCAAAGTCTTTAGGTTTAACTTTTTTATACTTGCCAGCATTTGAAGATCCTGCTTTATCTCTCATCTTTTCTTCTTTGCCGCGGGAGACTTTAACTCCTTTAGCAACGGTAACTTCTTTATCTTTAGCCATTTTAATTCCTAAAAAAGGGAGAACTGTTACATTCTCCCGATAAAACTACTGTGAGGAAGAAGAATCGCGGAACCATTCTCTAACTTGTTTATTAGACGGTTTTTTCTCGTTCTTTTGTTGTTTATCTTTAGGTACATTCAGAATTTTGAACGCTATCTTCATGCATTTGGCGTTTGGTCTTGGAGCACCCGGCATGGCATCTCCTTAATATTTTCCTGGACCTGTTGCTTTTTTAAGATCCATAAAATCTTCATCCATTTGTTTTTCAACACCACGGAATAGATCATCGACATAACCTGCGTTATAATTATTAGTTTTTGGCCAGTATTTATCCATTACTTCACGTGGAAGATTACATGGAGCAGATCTGTCTTCTCTAATCATATCGCCATTGCGTGCCATCATATCGCGGCTATTGTCATAATCAGACTCGCCTTCATTCCAGCGTCTTTCTTCGCGCTCGTGTAGTCTTTTGTTCATACCTACACTTTCATTACGACGATCAGTTTTTGTTTGATAATATTTCTTCTTTGCCATTACGGCTCCTTCGTTAGAAACTGCGCTTTTACACGCAAGGTTACCCTCTATCTTAACAATTCAGAACCATTCTGAAACGCCGCTTGAGGATTATTTCTTTCTTCTTCTCGTGCTGACTCATCATCTTTAAACATCTTCTGCATAGATAATATCTTCTCAAGGTGCATGATGTCTATACCTTCTAATTCTTTTATAGCCTTGGCAAGATTGAGCAATGCTTGTTGATCATCTTTTCCAGCTTCTGAGCGACGTTCATCAGCAAGCGCTCTATTCTCATCAATACGACTGAAGCGTTCTGCACCAAGACCTTGATCAGCCATTGTACGCGCCTGAGCAAGTTGTGTACGTGCTTGAGATTCTTCAATGCTTGATTTCATTTGAGCTTCTTGCAGTTGCTGTGCCTGCTGCTGTTGCGCTTCAATTTGTTTTATAATTTTATCTTTGTTCTGTATTGTTGCAGCATCGATAAGACTTGAATCAGGAATAGGAACACCCATTTCTCTAAGCTGCATAAGTTGAGCAAACTCCATTTGCTTTTGAGACTCAGTATTAAATCCCATCTCTACCATACAGTGATACTTACCAAATGACTTATTATAAAATAAAGGAGCAGGTTCTTCGCCCTCAAGAATATTCTTAATTTTACCGGGAGTGTAATTATTCTGAACAACTTTCAAAATAATCTCACCAAGCAAGTTCTGTGAATAGTCAAGACGATCGAATAATGGCTGCAATGTTGTCAGACCTGCGCCTTGACGTAACGCAGACAATATTCCTGCTTTATCATCAATTGCTGATCCCATAAGTTCTTCGTTAATCCCCGATACCAAGTTCATCTCTTTAGAGAATGTATCCTGTAATTGAAAGAAGTATTGAGGAATTGCTGGTGGTGATATCTGTTGAATATCGCTCATCTGCGCTTCTTCTTTAAGCGGTATAATTCTTCCCTGACCAGTCTGGAATAGATGCTTAACATCGACAACAGCATTTTCCTTAAAGATCCAACCACTGTTAACCACAGACTCTGCTGCATCGGCTGATAGTATAACCCTGCGGTTGAAAAGAATCTGAGGATCACGTAACGAGCGGCAGATTCCTTGAATGCGGCTATAAAAGTACGGCATCATTGGATTGTAATATCCTAATACGGGCACAAAAGGATAAACATCTATATTCAAGTTATTAGGACCATCATAAAACACTTGGTCTTGAATCATGATTGCCATACGAACAGTTGGTACGTCTTGTTCGATCATGGTTACTTCGGGATAATGTGATAAGAACGTATTAATATCAAGACTGGTTTGATTAGTTATCTCAAACGTTTCTCCGGTAACTTTATCAACAAGCAACTTTTGCTTACGATAGTCACGATAATAATACTCATCATATGCAAGCCTATTCTGTTGTGTTTGACCAAAGCTTTCGGGCATATACTGAAATCTACCATCTCGTCCCGTTCCTGTTGGATTACCCGGCAATGCCATGATCTCTTCATATTTATCAGGCATTAAAGCGGCAGCTTGGCTATGTGAAAGATATGATCTTCTCCAAACAAAAGAACAGTCGGACAAGTCTGGCTTTCTAAAGTACGGATCAATAAAAAAGCTATTATAAGAACAGTTATCAACCTTCAAATCACCAGATACTGGATCATTTTGATAATCCATGTATACGTGTAGTAAGTTCATGCCAGCGATACATCCGCCTTGATGAAAGGCTTCAGATATGGTTTCGTATACACCTTCGCGCTTATAGATACCAAGAATTATTTTGCTCCACTGATCAGCAGTCTCTTGATCACCATTTTCCAAGGGAACAACAATAGTAGATTTTCTATTGCGACGTTGATGTCCAGACACCATGTTACATAAAGGACGAACACGATTAAAGTACCACGATCCTCTATTGTTGTTCGGTAAAGTGGTATTAAGTTCAGCCATCAACGAAGTATCGCCCGCTTCAAGACGAGTATCTATAGTAGCTTCTGTCCAATAAATCTGCCATATTGATTGGTTAGCGGTATAATCAGCATCTATTTTCTTCTTTATAGCGCCATAATTATTACTTAAAGATTCTGGCTGTCTCATTAACATTTTTATATCCTCTTACTAAAACTCCTTTCATCAGAGCTTAGAAAGAAGTCTATGATTTTTTCTTATCAATAACCACCATTATCGCTTAGAGTTTGGAAAAAAACGAATCGATGTTCGTAATAAATTTGTCATAATCAAAACTATCATCACTAGCATCAAACTCTACATAGCATTCACGTGTATCTTCATAGAGTCTAATGCTAAAGTTACAATCACAATTATATGCTATGAATATTCTACAATCGTCATGATCAAATTCAACAAAGTTATATTCTGTAAACTTGGCAGACCATGCAGCACAAATTAGCATTGCCTGAATGCATGCACTTTCAATGCTAAAAATTGATTCATTAACATTCTTATAGGTGTAATAATAGTGCTGAAAGTCGTTATTTGCATAAGCGGACTGTGTTAATATCAACAACATAAGAATTAATTTTTTTTTCATCGCTTACCTTATACTATCATAGCGGGGATCGTTTCTGAAAAAACGAGGCAATTCCCCTTGGTTTCCATACAATGCTTCCGCTTTTTTTCTATCAAACTCTTCTGACGACATACTTCGTTTGGTTTTATGAATGGCAATGCAGAGATAACGCATGGCATCCGCAAAGTGTGATGCCCATGACTTTACCGGTCTTGGCAAATACATCTGCTTAACTTCATCCCATTCTTTACGATAGTTCTCAAGTGCGTTAATAAGCGAGCGACACTTTTCAGCATCAATCCAGAACTTATTAAAGTGAGTCCATACGTTTTCGATACCATCAATAATACCGATCTGATCAACAAGGATAAAATCAATACCTAACTGTCGTGCTTTCTCATAGCGTGTTATGGCGCCACCGCCCCATTCACGAACCTTAATATCATGCGGTGCAAAGTGCTTTCCATACTTATACGGTTTATCTTGGATTATTTTAGCATAATGATCCAATCCGAGGTTGTTGTTGGAATAGCAATCAATAATACGAATAACACTGCCATCACCTACAACGTTAAAGAAGATAATGGTGGTAGCATCATTCACACCAATATCCCAAACGGTGTAGGTGAGTAGCGCTGGTTCCCATGGAACGTGGCCAATCTGCCCGCGCAACTTCAGCGCATCCAGATACGTACCATAGAAACTTCCCGATATACCACGTTCAAAACTGCATTCATATTCTTGGAGAAACAACCCCTCATCCATCTGAGCGCGTTCCTGCGCCAACACTTCATGAGGTACATGTCCAATTTCTGATGCTTTATGTACAAATGTAGTCCACTCTGGAAGCTCCTGCGCAACTTTATACAACTGCCATAAGTGATTCTTACCACGAGGTGTTCCTACTACGGCACACCATCCCCCATTTGCAGCGAGAATAGGTCGTATGAACGAGAAAATGTCTGGTGGCATTAAACTGTACTCGGATAATATTACTGCGTAAGGATTGGTTCCTACGAGTGAGGTGTCATACGAGTCACCGCCAATAATCAATAATATAGAGCCGTTCTTAAAACGTATCTTCATTTCAGACTGATTTATTGATGCAATTAACTGCTCAGGCAAATAATCAAGAAACTTAGTCCCATCAATTGCAATAGCATCAAAGATAGCCTTACGGCCTTGAGAATAGGTCGGCAATACATAATATACCTGGCAGACCTTTTTGATGCACTGGCGTATGGCAAGATTCCAAAAAAGGATGTCCTTACCAGCACGGCGGCTTGCAATGTATAGTATTCGCTTAGACTTCCTCTCTTCAATAGTGTCCCAAATCTCTTCTTGATAATGCCTTAAAGCAAATTTATCTAACGCGACCTGTACTTCTACATTCATTATTGTTTCATCTTTTCAAATGCTATAACACAACGCAGACATTCTTGCTTAACTTCTGAATCTTTACATTCTGAACATTTCATATCTGCTAGATCACATAAAGTCATCAGATTAATGTGAAAGAAGTCTTTATACTTCTCATTGATCGGCTTAAATAAGTCACGAAGCTCATTGACGAGCTGTTCCTTTAGAGGATTGTCCATGATTGTCCTTTTTATTGTTACGTAATGATTTATTATCTTTCGAGAGTGATTCTACTTCTGCTTTACGTAACTTTAGTTGCCCCTCAAGTTCAGCAATATTCTTTTCAAAGTCGTACGCTTGATAATGATTGATCGCCTTCTGTTCTTGTATCTCGGTAATAGCACGAATTGCTTCAAGCTCAAAGTCATGTATTTTTTTTAATAATACATCTTTTTCTTGCATAAGCTTGTCTATTGTATCCTGGCATCTATTATTCGTTAAAAAACTTAGACTCTTACAAATTGGTCCCATCATTCAACTTCCTTTTCGAGCATCTCTTGCTTACTTACAATTCGCGGCTTCTCTGTGTTTATAATAAATGTTGTCGGTTGCTTGTCTTCATCTTTCTTCATATCCGAATAATACTTATTGATTTTGTGCCACTCAGGATCATAACTGTGCATATCTTTATAAGCATACGCACCATCGAGCTTCTTATTCATGCTGCCTACTCTTCTATGACAAGCAATAGCCAACTTAACTTCATCATAAGAACTTTTTATGTCAGGATACTTATCTACCCACTCCTTTAAAGTACGATAAGGAATCTTGTATGCAAGACAAAATTGCATCACTTCAAGTGAGGTGTTTTTCTCTGACCATAAGTGCATCGTATATATTAATCGCTTACGCCATTCATCTCTTCCAGGGTATAATGAAAGGGTCTCTTTATCTAAAAAATCAATCCAAGTGCGTGAATTCGACATCTCAAGATGATTATCAGTAGACTGGGATATTTTCGGTATTTTTTTTGCCATTCAATTCTACCTCAGTAATGTTCAACTCCGTTCTTGGTTCTTTATCATACACTTTTTTTATTACCAAGGAACAGATTAGGCGCTCATCCTTGATAAGTATGTCTTTAATAGCATCAAGGAAAAACTTATAGAGACTTTCAAGTGATGGAGTTGTTGAATGATAGATAGAATGTTCGCGATGTTTTAGCGACTTAGGTATTGGCATATAAAAAGTAACGTCAATATGAATAGGATTGGTAAATAGTGGTTCATCATTGTGCTGTTGGCTTAGATATAATCCAAAGGATACTTTATCTCTCGTTTGCGAATCGTATGATAAACTACGATGCCGCACAATACGATTCCATGATATTGGTGTTATGTCTATTCGATAGTTCTTGCTTCTCATTACACTCCTTTTCTAATTGAGCTTCAGCTAATTCTTCCTTTACATTCGCAATAGTTCTCAATAAAATTCCCTTCAAATAAAAGGGATCTCGTCCTGAAAAAGTTGCTAATAACTCTTTATTCTTTTTTAGCTCTCCCTGTAGCTTCTCTATCCGTGCTTCAAGAGGACAAAGTAATATAGCATCCCATACTGATTGTTTTGCTTTATAAGAATCCACCACTCGTGGTCGTTGTATAACTAATGGCTTTTTATCAATTTTCGTTGGTATGCCAAGAATCTCACAGAGCTCATAATACCATGACCAGTCAATTTTAATGTTATGTTGTTTACTGTGATTAGTAGCCAAAGCAACCAACCATTGCATTCTGTTGGTGATACGCGGTGTATCTTTACTTGCAATGATCATCTCTATCTCACTGACAACAAACAACAATACATCCTCCCTAAAAGGGATAAGCTTGAACTGTTCTTTCTCATCAAGCGATAGCAATGTCGCTATCTTTTCAATGATTGGCGTTATAATTTTGCCTTTTATCGTGGGACTGTTCAG